AGTAAGCCCGCCTATGCTAGCCAATGGACAGACGGTCGCTCTCGCTGCGATGAAAACGTTCGATGTCACCGTGCAGGTAACGGGTTAATCATACAGAAAGGCGGTACTCGCGAATGAAAAAAGTTAAATATGTTGGCGATTCGGAAGTCGCGCTTACCACACTCGGACTAGTCGTTAAAAACGGCGATGTGGTCGATGTTCCGGACGATTTCGCTAATGCACTATTCCAAGAAGTGCCACCAGTTAAAACCACGAAGGGAGACGATAAATAATGCCAAAATTAACCGCCCTCGGCCACGTCGGACTTGCGTTTGAAGCAACGTATGGTACCGCCGTTGCGCCTGTAGCTTATATCCCTTACGACTCTATCAAAGTTGAGGACGATATCAAAAAGATAACGGATGACGGTCGTCGCGCCGTATTATCGAAAGACTTTGCGGTGTACAATGCGACTCGCAGCTCGAAAGTTGAAGTGGATTTCAACGCGTACCCAGATATCCTCGGCTACCTGTTCAAAGCGTTTTTCGGTCAGGACACCGCAAGCGGAACAACTCCGAACTACACGCACACATTCAAAGTTCTCAATTCAGCGGACCCATCACTCACCTTATCCGACTTTAACGCCGTAACTGAGCGTCAATACGCAGGTTCTGTGCTCGACGAACTAAGCCTTAAATTCGACACAGAAAACGTTATGAAGGCTTCCGCGAAGTTTCAAGGAAAATCTTCTGTTGTCGGAACGACTACTACTCCTACCTTCACGCAATTAACTCCGTTCATGGGCTTCCAACTAACGGCTCAAATTGGCTCAACTGCGAACTTGAACATCGTAGGCGGCGAAGTGACGTTTAAACAAGACAACAAGCTGCTTTTCACCGCTAACAACACGCAAGACCCTTCGAAGTTTGCCGCCGGACGTATGGAAGCATCCGGAAAGTTAACTTTCGACGTTGAAGACGAATCGGAATTCTTGCTTTACACTAACGGAACTCAGCCGTCTCTAAGTCTACTGTTCACTATTAACGCGAACACATCGCTTTCCGTATCGTTCGGTAAGATCGATATTTCAAAAGCCAACATTGACCGCTCGCAAGAATTCTTACGTGTAGATATGGACTTTAAAGCGCTATTCAACGCGACAGATAACGGAATGGCTACGGTCGTGCTTAAAAACGGCGTTGCAACTTACTAAGGAGGCTAAAATATGCGTATAGAATTATCGATGCTTGGCGAAGGCCAGTACGTAGAAATGAAAGACCCGCGTCGTCTTAAATGGGCGGAGCAAAAAGCGATGGCGGCCGCTCTTAAAGATGGCGACACGGCGGACGTAGGTAACGGACTTGAATTCGCTGAAAAAATCGCTTTATGGATGGTTAAAGGCGGATATTTACTAGACGACGACAACAAGCCGATTGTGTTCCCTCTTACCGCTGAAACAGTCGGAGAGGTGCCTGCGATCGTAATCGAAGAAGTTGCGAAAAGTTTCGCTGAAGCCCGTAAGGAAGCCGCCTCAAAAAACTAATAGACGGCGTAGATAAGGCGCTTCGTGGTTACGGAGACATGCCTGCCGAATACGCCGAATTCTCGTTGTGTCGAGAAATGGGATGGACATTCAACGATTTAGAGGATCAGCCTGCTTGGCGTATCGAGCAGGCGTTTTTATTTTTAAGCCGTGAAGGTGCTTACAGAAAGACGCTTAGCGACTAGAGAGGTGATTTAATTGGCGGGTAGTAAAAAAGCAAAATTAAATTTAGTTATTTCGGCGCAAGACGAAGCCAAATCGGTCATCGAGTCGCTAGCAGATTCTTTAAAAGCGACTTTCGACGAACTGAAAAATGTAATGAAAGAAGCTTTCAGCGGTAGCGAGCTCGAAGGGTTCAAAGAAAAACTAACCGAAATTGAAGGCGCCATGAGTGGGCTCGGCACGCGTGCGGAAGAAGAACAGCGGATATTCGACGAAGCTTTCAACGGAATGGCTTCCTCCGTGGATAAAGATGCGACCGATATCGCGGATAGCATGCGGACAATGACTTCCGAAATGAATACTTTCGATGAAAGCATGCGCGAAATGGCTACGGCAACCGACCAAGACACGTCTGAAGCGGCTAAAGGATTTCAAACTTTGGGAGAGGACGTATCGAACAGCTTACGTACTATAGCGGAAAGTATGACGGCCACCGATGAGAATATCGGTAAAATTACGCAAAAGATGGACGAAATGGGTACTATCGCGGAAGAAAGCGGAGGCAAAGTAAAAGAATCGCTCGATTTTATGAACCTTCAACTGTCCGGTCAAATGATTTCGGATTTCGGCGAAAAGTTAGTCGGATTCTTCGGCGAAGCGATTTCGAGTGCCGCGGACTTCGATCAGCAGATTACGAATACGGCCGCGTCGTTAAACTCAAACTTGCCAAACGGTATTAGGCTTTCCAGTGGTCAAATTAAAGCGATGACAGACGAAGCGTTGAAGCTCGGCTCAACAGGTTTCTTCTCCGCAAACCAAATCGGCGAAGCGATGAACGTTATGGCGAAGCAAGGTATCAACTACACGCAAATCATGAGCGGCGGTATTCAAACGGTATCTCAAGTTGCCGCAGCGAACCAAGAAGACCTCGGCCAGACCGCGAACGTTGTGTCGGATATTATCCACGAAATGGGCGGCGAATTATCGCACGAATTCGGCGGAAGTATGCAAAAGCAACTATCCGGAGTCGGCGACGCTATGACGGCCGCAATGCACCACGCACGTATATCGATGGAAGACTTCTTAAATACGATGAAATACGTAGGTCCGCAGGCTTCGGTCGCAGGAATCGGAGTAAGAGAAGTTTCGGCCGGTATCGCATTGCTCGGCGAGCACGGTATTAAAGGTTCGCAAGCCGGTACTGCTCTCCGACGGATGCTTACGAACTTAACGCCTGCTTCCAAAGCAGCCGCAGATATGATGAATCAGCTCGGCATGACTACGAAAAACGGCGGAAACATTTTCTACGATTCTTCCGGAAAAATGAAACCGCTCGTTCAAGTTCAGCAGCTTCTACACGACAAACTTGCCGGACTAACTCCGCAAATGCAACAGCTAGCGCTTAAAACCATTTTCGGCCAGTACGCTTTATCGGGTATGACCGTAGTCGCAGGCGAAGCACCGGCCAAGTTCCAAGAACTCGTCGCAGCGATGGGTAAAACGGGCGTTACTTCCGATCTCGTTGCCGAAAAGTCTAAAGGTTGGGGAATGCAAATCCAATCGTTACAAGCGCACTATGCTACGTTTATGAAACAAATCGGTGAAACGCTGAAGCCGGTCATCGAACCATTAATCGGAGTGCTTAACCGTTTGATGGACGCATGGCAATCTCTATCGCCTGGTATCCGGACATTTATCGCAATGGCTTTACTTGCCGTCGGAGCCCTCGCAGTAATCGGCGGTGCTGTCCTCACGCTAATCGGTACGATTGGTATATTCGCAACAACGTGGGAAGCCGGAGTCGGAGTACTCGCTACAATCGCAACACCAGTCGGAATTGTTGTTGCGGTTCTCGCAGCGATCATAGCAGCGGTAGTCGCAGTAAAAGCCGCGTGGGATATGAACCTCGGAGGCATTCAGCAAAAGACCGCAGCCGTTTGGGACTGGGTGCAAAACGCGTTCAAATCGGCAATGACGTTCATCGGCTCGACCGTTCAAGCGGGCGTTAGCGTCATTACGAAGTGGTGGAACACGATTGCGCCGGACTTCCAAAAGTTGATTAACGAAGTTAAGACGGTAATTACCGCATTCGCTCCGCTATGGAAAGCGGACTGGAATAACATCAAAATCGCGCTTCAACTCGCCTGGACTGCAATGAAGACCCTCGTTACAACAACGATGAACATTATCCTGGCGGTAATTAAGGCCGCATGGGGAATGATTAAAGGTGTATTCAGTGGCGCATTCCAAGTTATCAGCGGACTCTTTCAATTATTCGTTCACTTGTTTACCGGACAATGGACGAAGCTTGGCTCGGACAGTGAGAGGATACTTCGAGGCGCAATAAACATCTTAATGAGTATCTTCCACGGTTTCGATAACGCTGCGACCGGTATCATGCGAGCACTAGCCAACGGGCTAAAAACGATATTCGAAGCGAGCTTAAACGCGATTAATCGCATATGGTCCAACGTATGGAACGCAATGAAGTCGTTGTTCAGTTCGTTAGTCTCCTCGATAAAAAGTGCAGCTTCGAGCTTATGGAGCCACATCACATCCGCGTTCAGCTCCGGAGCGTCGAAGGCGGGTTCCGCTATAAAATCGTTGGCAAGTACC